TTGTTGGTCAGGGTCTGGGCGTCGGTGTCACCCTCCACATTGCCCACAATGCCGTGTACGCCGCTGCTGGCACCCATGTGGATGTAGAAGGCGTTGAAGTCCCGTGCGGAGCTTACGTGGCGAACCACGGCCCCTACGGAGTGCGCTGCGGCTGAGGTTCCGTCAACACCTCGGGTGACGTTGGCGTTCAGGCCGGCCAGAGAGCTGACATCAACCAGCTCCTCCAGCGATGAGCCGTAGTCCAGCGCCAGCGTGTACGGGAATGACACCGGGAAGCCGGTGGTGGCAGCCAGGGGGATGGAAGTCTGGCTGTTGGAGATCGACGCGGACAGCGTAGTTGGCTGCGCAGTCGATGAGAAGTATCGCGTCTGCGCCATGCGTCAGCCTCCGAAGTGCAGGTACTCGGGGTACAGGGTCCGCAGGTATTCCTGCTCCTCGGCGAGTCGCCGAGTGTAGAGATTCCAGAAGTAGTTGGCCGCGTTGCTGGCGGAACCAGCGGGCACGAGAGGTGCCCGCTGCACCGACTCGACAACCTTCTGTTGCAGTCGGGCAGCTTCATATGCCTGGAGCATGCGAGCGACAGCGCCATACTGAATGACATCCGAGGCACGCTCTAGCAGCCCCGTCACCGTATTGAAGTCGTCCGTGTTGTTGACCAACTGACTGGGCGACTTCTGGTAGACGACATGGATCGAACGGCCGGGGACGATGAAGTCCCCGACATACAACGTCTTGCCCGTGGTCGAGTTGTTCGGTGCGTCAGAACTCGTTGAGGGCTGCGGATTGAAGCGCCACTCCTGAACGGGGAACCAGACTCGTGACGGGCCGATCGTGTCGGCCGTCACGCGGTACACCTGCTCAACATCAGCGGGAATGTCGTACTCGTACCGGGCTGCCACCTTCTGGAAGTCGTAGGTGGAGAACACCCACAGGTCCGGATAGACGGCCAGGATCGTCTGGTTGATGGCTTCCTTGATTCGGGAGATGGGGAAGTCAGGACCAGCCGTGACGATGGCGTTGGTGCTGTGCGCCGCAGCGGTGGTGCCGGCGTAGCCTCGCCCGTTGGTGCCAGCGGCCACCGTGGCAGTGGCCGCTGAGGTGTTGTAGTTGGCCAGCAGGATCAGCTCATCGTCAATCTGAATGACGCCTTTGGACAGGTTCTGGACCGTGCCCGGATCCACGCTGAAGGTGGTGTCCGTGGCCAGCATGTTGGCCGTCAGCCAGGTGAACTGCTCCTGGTTCTTGGTGTAGCCCATGAGCTGCTGCTGGACTCGCGCAACCAACTGGGCAAAGCTCAGGGCCACTTGGTCTCCTTAGCGGAATGGTCAGTACGCCATGACCTTGACGGTGACGGTGCCACCGGTAAAGGCGGTCGAGACATCACAGCGAAGCCAGCGCACCGCGATGCCGTTGTACGACATCAGGTAGCTGGTGCTGGCGGCCACGGTCAGCGGGTTGGCGGCAGCGCCACCACCGCCAGAGCTCGGTGTGCCGAGGCTGGTGTAGGTCACGCCATCGACAGAGCCCATGAACTGGACCGCGCCAGCAGTGATGCCGGAAGAGCCAACCACCTGGAAGGTGACGGACTGATTGGCGTTGCCAAAGTCGATGGGCGTGCCAGCGCCCTGAGCGCTGGCTGCATTGAGCGTGATGCCCGCGAGGGGAGCACCATCGGTAACTGCGAGGGCAGCCATTAGTTCAGACTCCCAATCGGGTCTTCGGCGTTGAACGCCTTACCGGTCCTCTGACTGATCTCCATGGCTTCGGTGATCTGCCGCATCGTCGTCCCGGACGGCTGCACGCCCTGACGGCGTGCATCTTTGTATGCACCGATCTCGGCATCCCAAGCCTTCGCCGCTGCAATGTTGGCAACTGGCGCGACCTGAAGTCGCGCAGCTCTTGCACACGCTCCCCACGTGGGGTGTCCCCCAGTGGGACAGCCAGTCCGACATGCCATCAGTCCTCCAGGCCGAATGGAGTGACGTGACGGTAGACGCCCTGGGCGTACTCGTCGTGGTCGGATCCGAGGCTGGCCTGGGTCGTCATCGAAATGACGTGCATGAGGCCGGTCTCCAGGATCCCCTTCTCGTTGTTCTGCGCCTTGATAGTGGTCGTGCCGCCAGGGCCGTTGCCCCAGCAGCACATGCAGCCGCATTCGGGGCCGCAGGAGCAGTTACCAGGAGTGCAGCCGCAGTCGGGGCGAGTGGGAGTCATTACCACGTCAATGATCTGGTTGGGCGCATCGACCATGCTGCGGTCGTAGCCCATCACGTTCTTGCCCATCACTCATTCCTCGCAATCGAAGCATTGGCCCACATGACCGCCTGGTCAATAGCGTTGATGGCGAGGGTCAGCTCGGGCGAACTCGGGCATTGGCGACTGAACATTTCAGCCAGAATCTTGGCGCTGGATCGAATCTGCTCATAGCGCTGAATCTGATCAGGCTTCGGGGCGTGATAGGTGAAGCGGTTGTCAAGGCGAAGGTGGTCCATCACTTGCCGCCCTTCGCGGCGTCTCGCTTGCCCTTGGCGGACAGAGCGGCCATCTTCTTGGCCCCGTACTTCTTGCGTCCGGCGGCTGCGGCGATAGCCGCACCCTTCTTGCCACCACCAGCCGCCGCTGCCACGGCGGCGAAACGTCCGCCCTGACCGAGCGGGGCCTTCGGGTTGGGCTTAGCCTTGGCCATTGAGTTTCCCCAGCCTTTCGTACTTCTCGTCAGTGGTGTGTCCGTCCCACTTGACGCCAGGGACGATGGCGAGGTGACTGAATAGGTCCATGTCGTTCGGGCTGATGTGCCAGGACAGTTGACCCTCTGGGCTCTCGACATACAGCACAGCCCAGTCGGGCTCGTTGGGGTCGGAGTAGCTGAGGCGAGACGGGTAGACCTTGGACAGGAACGCTGTCAGGTATGCCCTTTCGCGGTAGATATCCAAGGCTGCCTCACGGGTAGGTACGGAAGTAGGTCGAATCGACCAGACCCGATGCGATCAGGTCGGTTCTGTCCTGGTCAGAGACCACATACGTGTACCCACCCCGGTAATGCCGAAGGCCGTTGGGCTGGATCACGGTGGGGGCACCGGCATTGGTGCCCGTATAAGCAAGCTCATCGGTGTAGGAGTCGTACCGAACCGTCTCCCAGACGTTCGGTGCCGTCTCCTGAATGGTGAGTGCCCTGTTCATCCTGAAGCGCTCCATGAGCGCGTTCCAGGCGAACGGAGCCTCTGACACCGAGAGGGTGTTGTCGAAATACCAGCTCGCCATCAGAGGCTCCTTTCAGATCAGGCGGAGGTGTACCAGTTGGTGCCATCGCTCACGACGTAGACGGAGCCAATGGCACCAGCCGAGCCGACCGCGACATTGGAGGTGCCGCCATTGATCTGGTTGCTGCCAGAGCGGGCGAGCTGAACCACGTTGGTGGCCGTGGCGTCACGCCGGACCTGATAGACACGACCCGGCTGGATCGTGGTGGCATCCGGCAGGGTGATGACCACGGTGGCCGACTGCGGGGAGACCAGAAGGTAGTAATCATTGGCGGTGAGGGTGTAGTTGGCGGTGACCGCCTTCACCGTCCATGCGGTGTCGTCAAGCCCAGACACTGGGAATCCTTTCGAAGAGAGGAGCGGGGGCCTTAGAGCCCCCGCTCATTCATCACGCCTGGCTGTGGATCGAGCTGGAGGTCTGGGACAGGATGAGAGCCTGGGTACGGTACAGGCTCCAGCCGGCCACGCCGTACCAGCCCAGCGGCTGGAAGCGGGTCAGCTTGTCAACGACCGGACCACGAACCGTGTGGAACTCCTCCGCAACAGCCTCAGCCAGGGCCTGCTGGCCCACGGTGTAGGTGTTGAAGACACGGGTCTGGGTGGCACCAGAGCCAGAACCGGTCTGGGCGTTGGTGGCACGCGGGGTCTCAATGAACGCGGAACCCTCGTACTCGCCGATCTCGCCAGCCCAGATGTTGTCAGCGCTGGAGTAGGTCATCGGCAGACGCCAGCCGGCGTTGCCGGTCTCCGCACGGAGGTCAACAGAGACCTCCGGGTGGATGTACGTGGTGTACAGGGTGCCCTTGTTCGGGTGAACGAACTGAGCCCGCAGCTTGGCAACCGCCATGCGGATGACGCTGGAGCTGTAGATGTCCGTGGTGGTGATGCTGGCGAGAGCACCGGTGTTGTAGATCACCGAGCCACCGTTGACGCGGATGTTCTGGGTGCCACCGTCAAGGACGGCCTTGACGATGCCGTCAACGGAGTCAACCAGGTTCCACGCGACCTGGTTGACCAGACCGGCGGTGACATCCGAGAAGCTGAACAGGTCCAGCTTGTTGGACACGAGGATCGCGTTACCGTACTCGTTCAGAGTGACGGTCACGGTGGACGGGTTACCGGCCGCGACGGCGTCCGGGTCAACCAGCTCGTTCAGCGCAGTGAGCTGCGGAGCGAGGTCCGCGTACAGCTCGAAGACGACCGAGGAGCCGGGCATCGCCTGCTGGACGGGACGCTTGTCCGCAACCTGACGGAACATGGGCTGAGCACGGAGCGAGAACTCAAGCGCCTTGTCGTAGGTAGTCTGGACAAGGTTCGCCATTGCGGCGGTGCCGGTAAAAGCGTTAGCTACCTTTTGCCCTTCACGTAAAGAAGTGCATTAGCAATAGTGTCAGGATTATCGCCAAGAAGGCCAATGCCCATATTGCACTTCTTGCAGAGGAGGCCACGAATGCAATTACCACATGAGTAATCCCCATTGCAGCATTCATGATCATGATCCACGGCAAGCCTAGTGCCACTGGCGTCTGGCTTGTGGCAGATGGCGCAGAGTCCGCACTGCTTCTCGAACATCTGGTCATACTGCTCTTCGGTCAGGTTGAATCGCCGCAAACATCCGAGCCATGCATATTGCCTGCGTCGCTCGACGTTCTCAGGAGTGGACAGCCGCATCTTGCAGCATGCCTTGCACTGAGACTGCTTTCCATCCTTGGCCTTCTTGGAGTTGAAGAAGTCTTCCACGGACTTCAACTCATGACACTTTCCGCACTTCTTCTTGCTCCGGGTCTCACATCCATTCAAGGGAGTAGTTTAAGGGGCTTCACCCATCAACGCTGCCAGCCCTGGGCCTGGTTGATCAGGTCCTGGGTGCTCGTGGCGTTGTTGACGCCACGCAGGAAGTCGTCAATGGATGTGGAGGGCTGGGCGTTCGCGCCAGCCTGAGTGAAGTTCTGCATCTGGCTCTGCTGCTCAGGAGTGAGAGCAGGCGGAGCCGGGGGAGCCTGGTCAGCGGGGGCCTGCGGCGCAATACCGAAGGCGGTACGGACCTGAGTCGCCCAGGCGTTGATCGCCTCAGGCGTGAGCTCGCCCTGGTACAGGGCGGCAGCGGAGCGAGGCAGTCCAAGTTCCTCGAAGGTGTTGACAGCCTGCTGCTTGTGAAGAGTTGCCTGGACCTGCGCGAGCTGGTCCTTCAGTGCCTTGTTCTCCTGGTTGACCTTCTCGGCCCAACCACGCAGACCCTTGTTGTCGGTGTTGGCCTGGGTGAAGTCGTTCTGGTCAGCGTCAGAGGCAAAGCCCCACTGGTCAGTCATCTTGCATATCTCCCTTGAGATGTTGGATTCTCGGCACCCATGTCCACGCCAGGGGAAGCGCTTCTAAGCTGTGCCATACCGGTCTGAATACATGCCTCGGGGCCGGTCGATCCGGGCATGAGTGAGGCCCACACGTTTGACCGTGTGGGCCCCTGACGGTTTGAGTCCGCCAACTATGCGAGCTGTCCCCCACCATGGCGGGCCAGACCCTGTTCCTCGCCACCGACGAAGCCTTGCGTCTGGGCGCGGTTGTACGATTCGAGGCGCTGCCTCAGAATCTCGTTCTGGCCGGCACCGGGCTGGAATACAGCCTGCTCCTCCTGGCCATAAGTGAACTGCTGCCCAGAGGCCCTGGCGGCCCCCTGGAGCGTCTGAAATTCTCCGGCGATCTGGGAGTACCCTTGAGCCGCCTGCGACTGCGAGAAGCCCGCCTGAGCCAGCTGCTGGGCGTATCCCTGATCGAAGCTCAGCCCCCGAACAAGAGCCTCAGAACCAATCGCAGCAGTGGCCGCCTGCTGCTGGAGGAGCGGGAGCGCTTTCGTCGGGTCAAGGAAGTAGGCAGTGAGGTCACCGTTGCTCAGTCCCATCTGCTGAAGTGCCGCCTTGTACTGAGGCGACGCCGTGAGCGTCGCCTGGCTCGCCATCTGCACCCGGCTGTTCATCTCACTGGCGCTGACATCCCCACCGATGAAGTTGGCGAAGTCGGCCGGGGAGTCGTAGAAGCCGGACGGCAGACCAGCAGCCCTCATGGACTGACGGTAGGCATTCTCCGTGGCGATGTAGTCAGCCGGGCTGAGAACGGCGTAACCGTTCTTCAGCCGGATCTGATTGCCAGCGAAGCGCTGCTTGTAGGCGTCCGTGTTCTGGAGTAGCAGCGTGATGGTGTCGGCGTTGAAACCGTTCTGGATGTACTTCAGGATGTCCGGGGCGAGGGAAGCCAGACCGTACTGGCTGAAGACATCCACCAGTGCCGAGTAGGCGTTGCGCTGATCGCCCGTCAAGGCGCTCAGCGGATCACCGGAACCGGCTCCGACACCGATCGGAGTGACGCCGCCATGGCTACCAGCCCCACCTGGAGTGGGGCTGCCGCCACGAGGAACACCGATGCCGGGTAGTCCAGCGCCGGGTCCGCCGTAGATCGGTGGGGGCGGAGACGGCTGGCCGGGGGGCTTCGGGGTTCCGCCCGTGCTGCCGACCTTTCCACCAGGGTTGTTCGCCTGTCCACCGCCAGTGCTGGGAGGCTTTGTCGCCATTCAGTCCTCCTAGATCGAGAAGCCGAACGACTGGAGCACGCCGTGGGCTGTGGACATCAGGGAATCGCGGGCATTGTCTGTCTTCAGCCAGCGTGGGTCCTGGCGCAGACTGTCTTCGAATTGCCACAGAGCTTGGCCCGGAGCACCCGTCTTGGGATCCTTGTAGGTCAATGCGGCCTTGACGGTCGGATCGAAGGCGCTCAGAGTCTGGGGATTGATCTCCAGGATCTGCCCCATCTGCTGAATGTATGGAGAGGCGATGTCCTGGATCGTCTGACCACCGTCGATCTGCTGGGAGAATTGGCTGTACTGGGCCTTGGCCTGATTCCTGATCCCGGCCTGGAGGTCAGCGAACGTGGCCGTACCACGTTCGATGTTCTGCACCATGGTCTGATACCAGGAGTCGGACATCTTGACGCCCATCGAGTAGGCATACTGGAGACCGTTGCTGTACTGGGTCTCAGCGTCCCCGGACATCTTGCCGCTGGAGAGCTTGATGAACTGGCCGGCGTAGTACTTGACCTGGTCATCACTCCAGCCCTTGGCAGCGATGTTGTAGGCCAGCGCATTCAGCGTGGCCGTCCACTGCTTGGGGTTCATGTCCTTGGTGAACCCGAGCTGATCCATGAGCTGCTGGGCATGAGTCCACGCCTGGGTGAACTGCTGCCTGGCGGTGGCCGGGTCGGTGAAGGTATTGGTGAGGTAGGTGCGCTCGGTCTCACTGTGCGTCTTCCACCACTGGGTGCCCATGAGGGCCGCCTTGAAGCGGTCCGTTGACCACTGCCCGGCTACCGCCTGCTGGAAGATTTTCTTCAGCTCAGGGTTGGCATTGAGGAAGGCGTCGGTGAAGCCGTACTCCTGAGCCAGGGTGGCTGGGTCGATGGTGGCCGGCTGAGGGTTCCCACCCGAAGCCGTGCTGCTGCTCAAGTTCCCACTCCCGCTGCCCCCTGTGATGCTTGAGCTTTGGCCGCTAGCGCTGAGGATGCTGTCCGCGTAGCCGAGTCCAGCACCAACATTCCCCTCGCCCGCGTTGTACGCGGCGAGGGCGCGCCTGACACTTCCGCCTTCTACGTTGAGCAGATGCTTCATGAAGTTCTTGTAGGCGTAGAAAGCATCGGCGACATTCCAGGGACTGCCGCCTCGTGGCCCCCAGGTGGCGAAGGTGCCGGGCATGAACTGGGCAATACCCTCAGCCCCTACCGGGGACTGAGCATGAGGGTCGAAGCTCGACTCCTGCATGATCTGCTCAGCCACCACGTCATACGGGATACCGAGGTAGTCGGCAGCGTCCTGCACGTAGGACTGGTACTGCTGGGGGACATTGACCATCAGCTACTCAACCCCATCATCTGAAGGACGGAACGTCCCGTCTGCATGATGGAGTTCTGGGCGTTCTGCGTCTGGAGCCATTGAGGGGACTGGCGAATGCTCGCCTCGAACTGACTCAGCGTCTGCCCGGTCGGCTGACCATCGGGGTTGGTGCCACTGAGTGCGTCGCGGATCAGAGGGTGCTGGAGGCTGAAGGAGCTGTCCGGCCTTTCCAGGAGCTGACTGGCCGTCTGGATGTAGGGCTGGGCGATGTCCTTCATCGTCGCCCCGGCGTTGATCTGATCGGCATAGGCCGGGAACGAGGAGATGGCAGCGGCACGCACCTGCTGCATGGCGTCTTCCTGAGTCATCAGGCCGCGCGCTATCAGCGCGGCCTGGTTCTTCACCGCCTGGTCCGAGAGGCTGACACCCTGGGCGTAGGCATACTGGTGGAGCAGATGAGCGAAAGCGCCAGCGGCACCCCCAAGGGTGCCGTTGTTGAGGAAGTTCACGTGCTGACCAAGCATGTCCTGGATCTGGCCCTGGTCATAGCCGGACATCAGAGCCAGCTTGGCCATCTTGGCAATCTGGGCGTCGCCTATGGGCGCGCCCATCTGTGCTGCCTCTTGCTTGATCTGAGTGGTCATCGCCAACATGGAGGCGTTGTAGGTGGCCGGGTCGGTGTACTGCTGGGCCTGGAGCTGGCGTGCCGTCTGGCTGGTCTGCTTCCACCAGTTGGTGGTCATGACCTCAGCCTTGAACTTGTCGGCACTCCAGTTCTGTGCCACCGCTTCGGTGAACTTGTCCTTCAGTTCCGGGTTGGACTGGAGGAAGGCATAGGACCAGCCGTACTCGCTGGCCAACTCCTGGGGGTTGAGCTGGGCCGCTACGTTCTGGCCACCCGTGTAGCTGTAGTTCCCGGAGCCCGGACCCTGGCTCAGCCCGCTGATGCGCCGCGCTCCGACGAACCGGTCCATGTAGTACGGGATGTCCATGGACTGGATCCGCACGGATTCACCCGTGCGGGGAGCCTCCAGCATCTGGCCGTTGCCGATGTAGATGGCCACATGGTCCGGGCTGTTGCCACCAGCGCCGGCCGAGAAGAACACCAGGTCTCCGGGCTGGAGGTGACTGGAGTCCACCGCCGTGCCCTGGCCGATCTGGTCATAGGTGGTGCGGGGGAGCTGGATTCCGAAGTGGGCGTAAATCTGCTGGACCAAACCAGAGCAGTCCACGCCAGAACTCAGCGAGTTCCCGCCCCAGACGTAAGGTGTTCCGATGTACTGCTCACCGAAGCTGATCAGGTCTGAGGCGGAAATGCTGGCCATGCTTACACCTTCCCGCCACTGAGGAGTTCCTGGAGTGCGCCCATGTAGGTCGTGGCTGCCTGGTACGCACCGTACTCAGGGTTGGTTTTCGCCTGCTGGAGTGCGATGTTCTGTGCCGCCTCGGACGAGACGCCGCCGCCCTGCTTGGTGATGTCCTCTGTGGGATAGAAGGACTGGCCGGGCAGGTAGTGGTAGTTGACCGTCTTGACCAGCGGGTTGGCACTCTCGACCTGGTAGAGGTTGTTCCTGAAGGCGGACAGTTCATCAGCCGTGGGAGCACGGCCCAGCAGGGATTGGGCCGCTGCCGTGAAGATGGCATTCGCATCCGGGGCGGACATGTGAGATTGGGTGGTGATGGTCCGCTCAAAGTCCTTGCCGGCCTTGCCCTTGCCACCCGTGTTGCTGGCGATGTCCTTCGCGAGGATGTCCCAGGGCGTCATGTTCACCCCAGCAGCCGCATAGGCGGCTGACTGGGCGACGAGTCCATTACTGCCACCCCAGGCGGCAGCAAGCTGGGCATCGGTGGCCGTCATGTAGCTGGAGTCGATCAGGGCCATCTTCGCCCTGAAGGCATCCTGCTGCTGGGGCGTCCAGGTGTAGTACATGTTCGCTGCCTGCTGGAGGCTGACATAGACCGGCCCAGCGGCATAGGAGCCGCTGAGCTGGACGATGGCATTGGGGTCGAACACGTTGTACACATCGCCACCG